ACAGTAACCATTCAGGGTCAGGTACGGCTTTAGGCTCTTTAGTTTTCTTATCAATAACAGGCTTGCCTTTGTCGTTAAACACACCTTCCAGTGTGTAAAGTTCACTAGCAACACCGTTGTATTGGCGTACATTCTTAGCCAACAGTTGATAAAAGTCACTGTCATTGCTAACAATAATATGATCGTCGTTAGGATGACTTTGAATCCAGCCTGCAATCAAATCATCAGCTTCTAAGTTAGGATGACGCAGAACTGTACAGTTGCTACGGTCACGAACAAAACTAGTGAGATCATCGTAGGCTTCCCAAAACAGTTTATCTTCTTCTGCTTCTGCTTCAGTCAGTGCCGCACGAGCAACCGCACGATTCTTCTTGTAGGGCTCATAGTAGTCTTTGCGCCAACTACGTCCTTCTAAACAGAACACAACATGATCTGCTTTTTGATCACGCCATACTTTATTAATACTACTCATTGTAACATGAATAGCAAAGCCTAGTTTAGTCCAAGTATCTGCACCTCTAAATGCACTATGACGGGCACGAAAGAATGTATTAGCAGTGTCTACAATAAGATATCTCATATTTGAAGCCTATAGATTTGTTCAACTATAAGATAATATACTATGTTTATCCGGAGTTGTCAACCTGTTTTTGTAAGAAATTTGCCCAGGCTAAGTGAGCATCAACACCGTAATGATAGCTATGTTCATTTACGGTACTAAACCCTTGGTCTTTTAACCAAAAGTAATAGGTATATTCTCTGTCATATGGAGCAATGTAAGAACTTCCCCATTGTGGTCTAACCATTTGCTCGGCTGCGAATCTGTGAAAATAGGAATACGTATTAAAAAATAAATGAGGTATGTCTCGATTTTCTAGGTCTTGATGCCAAGACCAAATTTTTTCATGCCAATCTAGTTCTAATTCAAGTTCTTTGTCGGCTTGTTTGATGATCCACTGTTTGTATTTATCTCGCAAATCATCAGGTACCATGTCAGTACCGCTAGCATTTACCTGATAATATGTGCCTTCGTGCAACCATTCTTCACGTTCCCATGTACTCCATCCAATCAGTACCAAATTTGGTTTTGGATTATCTGCTAGCCATTCTTCTGTGGTTCTAATAATGCGTTGATTACTTGAAGCACTTTCACTATTGTTTACTGCATCCCAACCTAATAGGTCTGCTAGTACATTGCCAAAACTTGCAACAACATTCTTTGGATGTGGCTGACGATTTGGCGGAGGAAATTCCCAAGGATCATCTTCTGCGAATGAAAATGGAACTACGGCTTCGGCACCTGCACTATGACTGTCACCGTTGATGTAGAGTACAGGTTTAGCTGACTTCACTGCGTCCGTCATCACGCTTTACTTCACTTGGTCTTGGACGCATAGCAGGATCTGCCTCCCACTGCTCATAGTTTTCCATTAGTACGTTTCTGCAAATATCTTGGAACCAACGATCAACAATACGATCTTCAGATTCGTTGCGTTCCTTTTGATAGCCTGCTCTGACGAGTTGCGACAAGAACTTGTCATTGTAATCAATTTCAAACGCACCGTTGCCTGGATCTTCAGGATCAACTTCAAAGCTGATAACTTTAACCCAAGGCTCGCCAGCTTCAGTAGCCAACTCTTTTTCGCTTTTGGTTTTACGTTTGGGCGTAGGCTTTTCAGGTTTTGCTTTTTTTGTAAACTTATCAAACAAGCCCATTAGATACCACTCTTTCTTATTCTATCCATGTGTTCTTCGTCCCAAACAGGCGCAGTCATTGCACGTTTATGTTGGTCGTTTTTATACTTAGGTTCCCCATGCGTTTCCAAAGATGTCAACGTGTAGTCTTGGGGTATAGCGCCAGCCTCGTTCCATTGCAAGTCCTGCGACTCGTTGGGCGTTTTCTTTGTACTCGTCATACCTACCACCCAACGGCATTGTATACACAGGGCAGACCACACCGACATTGCGATATTCTTCAACTGCTCTAGTAACTTCGTCAACATCGTCGCTGTCAGCAACAACAAACTTGAGATAAAGATCGCTATTAGAAAGGCTATTGTAACTACCAACAACACCAGGGCGGATAGCATCACTCCAAGACTCTCCCGATACGGATAGTTTTGGACTACATGAGAACGTGAATCGTATTCTGTCTTGATTCTCGATAAAACTGATAAAGTCCTCTCTGAGAGGTTGTGTACCATTTGTCTCAAAAGTAACATTTTTTAGATCCTGCATTCTTGGATGATTGAATAGTTCAACATAGTTCCTTTGCCATCCCAACAAAGGTTCGCCACCTGTAATAATTAAATGAATATCTTGTCCACTGTCAAGAGTCCATTTACCTGTTGGAGTCAATGCTAGCAACCGTTCTACAACAGCATCGGTTTCAGCGTCTGTCATAAAACGCTTGAACTCTGGATAGATACTTGCATATGTATCACAGCCTGTGTGAATAATTGGAAGCTCTTCAAACTCGTTGTACTTATCGAGGTTTTTAATGACTTCGGCAACTTCTGGATTAGGCTCATTCTTAGCATAAACTTCGCTTTTGTCTCTGCCAAACTTTTTACAACGAAAGTTACAACCAAATGTGCGTAGGAATACACTGGGTACTCCTACGAACTTGCCTTCGCCTTGAACGCTATAAAACGCTTCACTGTACCTTAGTTTCATTACTTTACCTTTGCTAATGGTTCGCTGTGATAAGAATCATTGTAGTCTCCGTTATCTTTGAAACTACGCACACTTGTATCTTTGGTTAACATACCATCTTTGATTCTGTATGTGGTATATTCTGCTTTAATGATCTTATGCTCGGTATCTTCCATATGTGTTTTCATTGGACCTTCTTTCATTCTAATCTCCGTATTTGTATCTTTGTGTTGAAAAAGGAGTATAGATTGCTGAGTTAGCACCATGCTCACTGCACTCTACACTTTCACACCAGCAACGATCTCCTGTTGCTTCTCGAATGAGTTTATCTGCAAAACGCCATGCATGTTCTGCAAACTTTTCTGCACCAACACCGTCAAACTCACGCACTTCGCAGAGATCTAAATCCTGTAGTTTATAAAACTCAGCCTTGTGTGGATCGTTTACGTCAATGCAGGTCTTGTGGTCAAAACTATCTTCTAACCAAGCCTTCAAAGGTTTAAGTCCACCAAAGTCTACTGCCCAGTTCTTGTTGTCTAAAGTAGTGCATCCAAATACAAACTTGAATGCTAGACTGTAACCGTGTAGTAGATGACAGTGCGAATGATCTGCATTGGGTTGTCTAAATACTGCTGATAAGCCAATATTGTGTCCATATGTTTTTGTTGAATAATGTGGCATTAATCTGAATCCTTTATACTACTAATATATGTTGTTTCTGCGTATTTGTCAAATACTTGTTTTACCATTTCTATAGGTTCGTGCATATGAATACTAAACCATATGCGTTTATCTGAGATATCTACTTCGTGTTGTTTGGTTATGTTAATAACAACAGGAGTATGCTTTACTGTTCCGTAACTAAACGTTTCATTATCTCCGTACACAGTTCCAACGCCATCGTTGTCATGCAAAGGATATACAAGACTGCACTGTCCATTTTTAGGACTATCACGATGACGTGGAACATTCTGCGAACTATAACACATGGTAGCAGGCGTAAATGTAAGTTCAGGAAACTGTTGTTGGAACCAAGTGTCCAGTTCTTCAATGGGACCATACACAAAAAAATCATGGCTGGGACCACTTTTGCTGATCCAGCCACCTTTGGGTACGTTTGCTACTATGCTTGCGCCATCTTCGTAGATTATGTTGTCGCAATAGTCTTCAGAATGTACATACTCTGCAACTTGTTCAACTCGTTCTACTAGCTTGGTCCAATCATAGTCTATACATAGTTTAGGGAAAAATCCTAACATTACCTTTTATGTCCTGCCCAATGCAATGCGGCTAGTGTGTGATCCTTCTCATCTGCAAAACTTAGAAAAGCATCTTCCATTTGAAAATACCAACCCCATCTATTTTTTATATTCCTGTTACACCATTCAATCACATACCCTGGTATACCGCCTTCGCGTGACACAAGTACATCATAAGATAGTTTTACATTGTACTCGCCGCGAATATCTTTCATTAACGCTCCCAGGGAAACACTATCCATTCATCATTTTCAGCTTTGTTGATTTCAATAAAACTGTAATCTGAACTAAACTCACTGCTTAAATTTTCTACACAAGATGCAAAACGTACATTCTTATGCCATACTTCGTCCCAGTGTGAATCATCAGGCAAGCAACCTGAAGGCCAGTCTTGTTTGATCCAGTCAAATGTAGCACCTGTATCATTGATATCGTCTACAATAAGAATGTTTTTGCCTTCATAGCCAATGCCCATTTGAAAATTATTGTAACCAAATGCATCTTCTGCCATCCAAAGATTGCTTTCAGATTCATCATCTCCGCCATCACGCAAACGTACATCTAGTGTATACATTTTAACGCCTGTTACATGGCTCATCATCACGGCAGGAATCAAGCCACCGCGAGTAATACCTACGATGTAATCAGGATGCCATTGGTCCTTAAACATCTGAAAGGAGATGTTTGTGACCGCTTCTCTAATATCAATATCACTTAGGTAACGCTTGTTCATTTGTTTAATCTCCATGTAAAGTATTTTTCAAACTGCATCCATACACCGTCAACATCAAAACCCCAATCTCTTTGCTGAGGTCCTGGCATAAACAGTGTCCAACAGGTTATACCAGGCTCTAGTTCTACACGGTGATAGCTATTGGCAGTACTTA